GTGGCTCTGCTGCCACTAACCGCATGTACTTCATCAACACGAAGTACATGAAATTCCGTCCGCACCGTGACCGCAATTTCCAGCCAATCGGTGGAGATCGTCAGTCCGTCAACCAAGACGCAATCGTTCGCCTTATGGGCTGGGCCGGTAACCTGACTAGCTCAGGCGCTCAGTTTAATGGCGTTCTTGCAGATTAATAGCTAATTTACAGGAGTAAACATCATGGCTGCACCTTTTACCGATACACCCAAGATTGGGGCCGACCTTAACGGCATTACTTTGGCCGCTGACCTTGCCGCTGGTAAGGCGGCTGATGCTCGCATCGGCTCCGAAGTACTGGCGTCTAATGGCAAACTGTACGTGTACGCACAGGCTAACGCTTCGATTTCCGCATCGACTGCCGTTTGTACCGTGAACGCGTCCACTTTCCTTGTGACCGCCTCTGGTGGGTCTTACACATCTCCCGCTACCGCAATGGCGACGGGTGATCGCGGCTGGTTCTCTAAAGCCAGCGTTTAATCAGTGGGGGCTTCGGCCCCTGCTTTTTGCCCTTCGGGGTGTTTTTCTGAAAGCAAAGCATGGCAAACCCAGGCGCATTCGTTACATTTTTCCTCGAAGCTGTTGAAATGAAAGCTGAAAGCGAGAAGCAGGGCCGTCCCGTATTCAAGGACATCCCCTTTATTCGCAAGATCGTACCGGGCGACTCGACCAATATCGTCGAGCGCAAGGCGACCGATCAGGACAAGCAAGACTATCCCCGCGAGTGGGCAGGTTTTGAGCGTACCAACGCGGTAGGCATGGAAGGCACGCCTTTGGAGCAGTGGCCCCAAGTGACCCGCGCACAGGTGAAAGAGGCTAAGTATTTTGAAGTTCACACGGTAGAGCAAATGTCTCAATTGAGTGATGCACATTGTCAGAAGCTGGGAATGGGCTTTCATGAGCTACGCGCCAAAGCCAAGGCTTATCTTGCGGCGGCGGCTGGCACGGCTGGAGAGACTGCTCAAGCTGCAGAAAATGAGCGGCTGCGCTCACTGATTGCTGACCTACAGGCGCAAGTGTCTGCGGTGTCCGAAGTCAAGCGCGGACGGCCAAAAAAAGAAACTGAGGATGTATGACCTTAATCGAGCTTGTTACACAGGCAACTGATGAATTAGCTATTCCCCGTCCTTCGGCGGTGGCAAGTTCTTTAGACGCTCAGGTGCGGCAAATGTACGCACTGATTAACAGGCTCGGTGACGATATTTGTCGCCAATTCGAGTGGCAACGACTGGATAAAGAGTATATTCTCACTACAGTTGCCATTACCACTACCGGGACTTTAACAGCAGGTAGTGCCGTGATTACGGGGATTCCAACGACTGCGGCGCTATCGTCAAACTTTGGCCTAAGCGGCGTTGGGGTCCGTCCTTTTGCGCAGATTGTCACCGTTGACAACCTGACGCAGGTCACCATGAACATGACGGCTGAAACGTCAGGCACGGTTGATCTGACATTCTCGCAAGTTCAATACCCACTCCCTTCGGACTGGCTGAAGCAGATTCCCCAGACGGAGTGGGACAGAACGAATCGGTGGCCTTTGATGGGGCCGCAATCCCCCCAAGATTGGCAATCGTTCAAATCCGGCATTGTTTACGCCGGGCCTAGAAACCGCTTTCGCATTCTTGGCAACACGATCACGTTGAACCCCATGCCCCCTGATGGGCTGGTGTTTGCATATGAGTACATCAGTACATCATGGGCAATCAGTGGTACGGGCGTATCGAAAACCCGATTCACGGCTGACGATGATACGTGTATTTTCCCCGACTCGCTGATGGTGACGGGCCTGAAAGCACAGTGGAAACTAGCCAAGGGATTGAATGCTGATGCTGATCTAGGCGAGTTCAGGACACTGTTAGAGCAGTGCAAGAGCTACGACAAATCAGCGCCTAAACTCAGTCTCTCGCCTTATGGCGGTTCTATCCTGATGAGCGGAGCCAATATCCCTGATGGTAACTGGATAGGTCCGTAATGCCTCCAAAGTCTGGCGCAACCTCTATACCAGCTCCTGTAGGAGGGCTGAATGACCGTGATTCCATAGCGGACATGCCCATATCAGACGCGGCTCTGATGGTGAACTGGTGGCCATACCCAAGCTATCTCGGAGTAAGAAAAGGCTCTGCCAGTCACGTTACGGGGTTTCCCGCACCTGTTGAAACGCTTGTTGAATATCTTCCGACTACGGGTACATCTACGCTATTTGCTGCGGCTGGGACTGCTTTCTACAACGCCACGACACCCGGCGCGGTGGGCGCTGCGGTTCAATCCGGCCTAGCGAATGCAAGATGGCAGCACGCACAGATCACGACGCCTGGAGGGTCTTTTCTTTACATGGTCAACGGCGTTGATTCTCCCCGACTATGGGATAACGCCACCTGGACAACGATAACGGGCGCATCAACTCCCGCGATTACCGGGGTCACAACGACCCTTTTGGCGCATGTTACCCTGTTCAAAAATCGCCTGTTTTTCGTTGAATCATCGTCTATGCGGCTTTGGTACTTGCCGGTTAACAGCGTGGGCGGCGCTGCGGCTTCTATGGATATGGGGTCTATTTTCCGTCTAGGCGGTTATGTGATGGCGGCTTATACGTGGACTCTGGACGCAGGTAGCGGGTCTGATGACCATTTGGTGATTATCTCCAGCAATGGGGAAATTGCGGTATATCGTGGGTCTGACCCTTCATCCTCTACGGATTGGTCGGTTATTGGCGTCTTCACGATGGGCCGTCCTCTTGGTAGACGTTGCGCTGTCAAGTTCGGTGGCGACCTCGCAGTGAACACATACGAGGGCGTCTATCCACTCGGCAAGGGCCTTTTATCCTCGTCCGTCGATCGACGGGTTGCACTGACCGACAAGATTCAAAACAGCGTATCTCAGGCGGCATCTACCCTCGGGGCTAACTTTGGATGGCAGGTTTGTCTCAACGCCGACGATAACATGCTGATATTGAACGTGCCTTATGGAAGCGGAGCAAACTATCAGTATGCCCAAAACACCATTACAGGCGCGTGGACCGTTTTCTCCGGGTGGGACGCTCAGGTATGGCTGAAGGCATCGACGGGGCTTTATTACGGCGGGTCTACCTTCGTTAACAAGGCGTGGACCGGAAACGCGGATATAGCCGTTCCGATAACCGCTGATGTGTGCCAGTCATTCGGGTACTTTGGGACCAAGGCTTATAACAAGTATTTCACCATGATTCGCCCGTATCTGATGACAGGCGGTTCTCCCTCGATTCTGTACGCGCTCAATACTGATTATGAACTGACAGAACCAACAGGCGCCTTGAGCTACACAGCCCCTACCGGCATGGTTTGGGGGTCTATGGTCTGGGGCTCGATGGTTTGGGGTGGTGGACTTGAGGCAATCCGCTCATGGAATACCGTGGGAGCGGTGGCTAACTCCGCAGCTATCAGGCTAAAGGTATTGAACGGCGGGGCTGAGTTCAGGTTTACCAACACTGACTTTTTGTACCAGAAAAGTAACAGCGTGCTGTGATAACGAACGATGTCCGGCTGATCGGACCTTGGGTAGCGGAAAAGACGGGCGGGACGTGGTGTTATGGACGCGGCTCGGGATTGGGAAAGATCAAGGACGGAAAGTTAGTAGCCGGTGTTTTGTACGAGGATTACAACGGCGCAAACGTGGTTTGTCACATTCGTGGTGAACCGGGATGGGCAGACAGGCGGTTTCTCGGGATTATCTTTGATTACCCGTTTAACCAGTTGAACGTAAAACGGATAACTGTTCCCGTGAACAGCACGAACAAAGAGAGCATTAAATTGGTACGCCATATGGGATTTACACTAGAATCTAGTCTAGCGCAGGCTACCCCTGATGGCGATCTACTGCTTTTTTGCTTGTTCAAAAAGGACTGTAAATACATCAGAGGTAAATATGCGGCACTTACTTGACATTCCAGATTTAGACGAGCGTGCATTTGCGCCAGAGCTTGGCCGGATGCGCCTTTACGGTAAGTCCTCCGCTCCACCAACCCCCGATTACGTAGGCGCTGCGAACGCAACCGCAGCCGGTAATCTCGACATGGCTCGGACCCAAACCGCAGCCAACCGGGTGAATCAGATCACTCCTTACGGCTCCCTGACGTACTCGCAAGACCCAAACAATCAGGATAGCTGGACGCAGACAGAAACGCTCAGTCCACAGGCTCAGGCCACGCTTGATAAGCAGATGGCGCTGTCTGACAAATACGCGGACGTTGCGAATATCGGCTTTGATAAAACCCGTTCCCTTCTGGAAAATCCAGAACTGGATATGTCCGGTCTACCATCCCGAGCGATCAACGTAGGACAAACCGCACAAGACGCGATACTGTCCCGATTGCGACCTCAGCTAGACAGCCGTGAAGAGGCTCTACGCACAAGACTGGCGAATCAGGGGATTGCTTTAGGCTCCGAGGCTTACGGCAAAGAGATGACCGCAGCCGGTCAGAACCGCAACGATCTGGAAATGCAAGCGGCGCTACAGGGGATTAATCTCGATCAGGCGAACCGCACGTCAGCCATGCAAGAGCAGGCTTACATGCAAGACCGACCCCTAAATCTGATTAACGCGCTGCGCACGGGTGGTCAAGTTCAATCGCCACAGTTTCAGCAGTTCGCACAGCAAGCCCTGACGCAAGGGCCAAACACGCTAGGCGCAACTCAGGCGCAGTACGAAGGCGATCTAGCGAACTACAACGCAGAGCAGGCATCTAGCCCGTTAAATGGGCTTCTAGGTCTTGGCGGTACTGTTCTAGGGCTTGGTACGGGCAACGGTGCGACATTAGGCGGCGGTCTGCTAGGCGGATTATTTAACAGGAAATAATCATGGACGCATTTGAACAACAAATTGCAGAACTACAACGGCGCAGGCAAGTCGGCGCTCAGGGCGCGGGATTTAACGCGCCACAAGGTAAGATGGTTAGCGGACGGTATGTCAAAGCCAACCCGCTGGAGTACCTTGCTGAAGCCCTACGCGGCGCTGGTCAGTCGCGTGATTCCGTCATGGCTGGCGAGGAAATGGGCGCATTGCAGGACAAGCGACCAAAGGCGATCGCTGATGCTTTGCGCGGGTTTCAGTCTGAATTGAACCCGAGCCAAGCCGGTACAGGTGGCACGGGCATGGTTAACGATGCGCTACCGCCTGAGATGCGGATTGGTGCGCAACCGCAGATTACCCGTCAGCCGAACATGCAGGCAGCTTTTGGTCACCTGATGAACAGCAATATCGGCTCACTCCAATCCGCTGGCATGACTGGAATGCTGTCCAACGCTCAGGAGCAGGCGAAACAGGCTCAGGCGCAAGCGTTGCAACAACGCCAGATGCAGATTCTGAAAACAGCAAAAACTCCACAAGAGGCACTTGCTGCCGGGGTTCCGTTCGAGGCTGTCAAAAACTTCTACGAATCGCCCAATATTGGACGCGAAGAAATCAAGTATGTCGATTCAAATGGAACGCTTATCCCGACCACGAAATACGGCAAGGCCGAAGGCGTGCCATCAATTGGTCCATCGGGCAACCCGTTCAAGGATTTGCTTGTCGCAGGGCCGGATGGTAAGCCTATGGTTAACCAGCCGATGTTCAATGCAAAAAACAGTTTGGCAAAATCAGGAGCTACTCGTGTTGATGTCGATGCCAGAAACTACAACACGCAAGAATCAGAACAGTCTAAAGCATATGGAAAAACGCTCGGTGAAATGCGCGGGGCAATAACTCAATCCGGGTTTGATGCGCCTAGAAAATTGGCTCAGATCGACAGGATGCAGGCCCTTATCGGAGGCATGGATTCTGGCGGCAAGGCAGCGCCAGTTTTGGCAGATATTGCATCATTTGCAAATAGCTTGGGCATCAAGATAGACCCGAAACTAGGTGCAAAAGAGGCTGCTGAAGCGCTGGCTATGAAAATGGCCTCTGAGCTTAAACAACCTGGAACCGGGCCAATGACTGATAAGGACTTCGATAACTTCGTCAAACAAGTTCCCGGCCTGTCAAAAACACCGTCAGGCCGTCAGCAGATCATGACAACGATGAAAGCTGCCCTTCAAAGGGATTTGGAAGCATCAAAGTTTATGCGTGAATATGCCAAGGCAAATAACGGCGCTATTGATGACAACTTCTATGACGCAATGGCTGATTTTTATGTAAAAAATCCAGTCGTTACACCGGCATTGCCAGAAACCAACGCAAGAGGCGAAGCCATGCCCAAAGGCTTCAGGGTGATTCCATAATGCCAGTTTACAAAGTACAAGCCCCTGACGGCTCAATCATCAAGATTGAAGGGCCTGAAGGTGCCACTGATGAACAACTGATTCAAGCCGCATCAGCAGGTTATCAGCCGCCTGCTACTTTGAAACAGAAAATACAGTCATCTGTTCCCATGCGTTCGGTGCAGGGTATGCGCGACCCAATCGATGCGGCTGCGCAATTGTTACCGCGTGGGCTAGAGCAAGTAACGTCTGGTTTCGGAGCGTTTCCAAATCAGGTTTCGGAGTTTTTCGGTAGTGAGGCAAAGCGCGTAGATCAGGGTATCAGCGAGAACGAGCGTGAGTATGAAGCCTCACGCAAGGCTACCGGAAGCGAAGGTATGGATTTGGCTAGATTTGGCGGCAACGTCATCAGTCCAGCAAACGCTGCCATTGCGGCAAAATTGCCCGTAGCTACGTCTTTGGCTGGACGTGTTTTCCAAGGTGCCGGATTGGGTGCGGCTGGTGGTGGATTGACTCCTGTTGATACAGAGCAGAACCCTGATTTTGCGGCTTCAAAAGCTGGTCAGGTTGCATTAGGCGCAGCAACTGGTGCGGTAGCTACGCCGGTTTTAGGAGCAGTTGGTGACTTCGTGGCTAAGAAACTAGCCGGAATGAAAGCGCCAAGCCCCGTAATACTGAAGAAAACAACTGAAGAATTTGCACGTGATATGGGCCTTGATTGGGGCGCAATGTCGCAGCGGGAACAGTCCGCTTTGTATGCTCAGGTCACGCAGGCCGCACAGGGGAATGCAGGAAAAAACCCTGCTGCGCTCACCCGTGCGGCTGACTTTAATGCTGAGAATATCCCCTATCTGACGGGGCAGGTAACCCGTGACCCGCGCCAGTTTGCCAGTGAAAAAAACCTCTCTCAATTGCCAGGTGTTGGTGATCCGCTAACGCAGAGATTATCAGAGCAGGCTCGGCTATTGCGCGAGAAAGTCGGGCGCTTTGGGGCCGGAGCTGCTAATCAGCAGGAAGGTGGTTCAAGCATTGTTAAAGCTTTGCGGGACTATGACGAGTCTATGTCTAAAGGTGTTTCTAGCGCCTACAAGGCCGCAAAGCAATCAGCCGGTAAAGATGTAGAAGTCCCAATGCAGGGACTGGCGCAAGACTTTGCCGAAGTGCTTGATAATTTTGGTGACAAAATACCTAGCGGCGTGCGCAATCAGTTCAAGAAATACGGTATTGAACCAGGCGGCGACATGACGCAGCGGAAATTGTTTACAGTTGAGGAGGCAGACAAACTTCTGAAGGTAATCAATGCAAACCAGAGTAATGACCCGGCTACTAACGCGGCTCTTTCTACTTTGCGTAATTCGGTCAAGAAATCAGTTACTGCTGACGCTGGCGCTGATGACGTGTTTGCTGGTGCCCGTAAGCTCGCGTCTCAAAGGTTTAGCCTACAAGATGCGCTTCCTGCTTTGGAGTCGTCCGCTAATGGGCGTGTCAATCCTGATACTTTCGTTGATAACTTCATCGTTAGCAAAACCGCGCAAACGAAGCAAGTCCAAGAATTAGCCCGAGTTTTACGCGAAGGCAATCCGCAGGCCCTAGATGAAGCAAAGGGACAGATTGGCGCTTATTTGCAACGCAAAGCATTTGGTGAAAATCCAGCCGGTGACGCTAAATTTAACGCTTCTGCTTATGTAAAAGCGTTGCGCGAAATGGGGCCGGATAAGTTAGGCGCGTTTTTCTCGCCTGATGAAGTGTCACAGCTTAACAGGCTGGGCCGTGTTGGTGCTTATATCGAAAGCATCCCAGCCGGAAGAATGCCCAATACGTCAGGCAATTGGGGCGCTATTACAAGCATGGCCGGGAAAATACCCGGTATCCCCCAATCAGCGGCTTTGATCGGTGCGCTTAAGAGTGGCGTCAGTAACCAGATGAATGCCAGTTCCGCGCTGTCCGGCAAGATACCGTCCCAGCTTTCTCCCGAAGATATAAGACTTCTCTCGCAGCTTCTCTCCCAAGGTAGCCTCGCCTCTGGCGCGGCGGCTGCTACTCCGCTTCGCTAAATAGTCGAAAAGCAAGGAGTACAACATGACGCCAAACATCATGGCCAAGACTCTTAAAAAATCATTCATGGCGCATTATAAGGAAAACGATTATGTCTAGAAACGGCAGCGGCGGGTACAGTTTACCAGTCAACACATGGAACCCAGCTACAACGGGCGTATCTGCCACGGTCACTGACTGGCAGGCGCTGATTAACGACATTGCAACGGCAATGCAGCAATCAGTCTCGTCTGACGGCCAAACGGCGATGACGGGTAATCTGGCGATGGGCAACAACAAGCTGACTGGCCTCGCCGCTGGTACGGCTACGGGTCATTCCCTGCGGTGGGAACAACTATTCTCTCAGGGGACTATCGCTAACCTCGCAAGTGCGACAACTACAGATATTGGCGCTCAAAACACGTCATTCTTGAACATTACCGGCACCACTACGATTACCGGATTTGGTACGAACTACAACGGGCCGCGTTATCTGGGGTTTGCAGGCATTCTGACACTGACGCATTCAGCTACTTTGGTCTGTCCGGGCGCTGCGAATATCACCACAGCAGCGAATGATTCAGCCATTGCAATACCAATCTCGGGCGGGTGGCAGATCGTTGCGTATCAGAAGGCCAGCGGCTTGCCTGTATCTACAGCTGGACTAGCCGCTTCTGGAGCAAATACCGACATTACTTCGCTGAATGCCCCTGCTTTGGGTGCGGCTACGGCTACGACGGCGGCAGGTAGCACGAATACGACTCAGGTGGCAACCACGGCAATGGTGCAGGCAGCCATCCCGCTATCAACGGCGATTACTGGAGTTCGACGGATTGCACAGATTCAATCCACCCAGACAGGCGCGGTGGCAACTGGAACAACAATCATCCCTCAAGATGACACCATCCCTCAAATCACTGAGGGAGATGAATACATGACGGTGGCGATTACGCCGACTTCAGCGGGAAGTACGCTTGAGGTCGATGTATCAATCATGACAACAAACTCTGTTCTAACTTGGAATATCGCGGCCTTGTTTCGTGATTCAACAGCAAACGCATTAGCGAGTGCAATGGTTTTTGGTGCTGGTGCAACGACTGGTGGATTCATCACATTCAGGCATCGCGTATCGGCTGGGTCAACCAGTGCAACTACTTTCAGAGTCAGGGCTGGCGGTTCTGCTGCTGGAACGACAACATTCAACGGCGTTAGTGGTGGTCGGCAATTAGGCGGAGTGATGGCGTCCAGCATAACGGTAACAGAGGTTCTGGCGTGATCTACCTAGCCCTAATCCTGCCCACTATCATCCTGATAGCCACGTTTGAGCGTGCGCTGTTGGGTAACAGCAAGCCCCTGCTTTTAGTGGCTTTTGTGGCTGATGTAGTGGCTAATTTCAGCACGCTAGCCATGCTGTTTTGGGATTGGCCGCAGTATGGTGAATACACGTTCTCCAAACGATTACCAAGGCTGTGCAACCTCCCCGGCTGGCGTGGCCGGTTCGCGCGGCGCTGCAAGATTTACAT